ATCAACAACCAAATCCAAAGTCAAATAATCTGACGCTAACAATTTCATTTCTTCAACTCTCTTGCAAGCCAGCGGTTAGCCGAGGTTGCGACTCTATCTCTTGCCCCAGCTGCGTAACGGCCAGCGTTAAACATTTTGCGTTCACGTTCTGAATCGGGCTTGGTGTAGGTGATTACCTGTGGTTGGTGTGTGACCTTGCGTGGGTTCTTCCAGGATAGGTCGTGGCGTTCGGCTTCAAGAGCCAGTAGAAACTCGTTTGCGTTCATTTACTTCTCCCCCTTGATAAGTTCGATAGCGGCGTAGTATTCGTGAGCTTCTATTTGTTCTTCTAGCAACTTGATGATGCGTTCCTGTTCCAAACGCATACCATCACGAACAGCCTGAGCCAAAACCTCAGCCAACTGATCAACCCTTACTGTCTGCATTTTCCAACTCCTTAATAAGTTCAAGAATCTGCTTAGACGGTTTCTTAATCGTGCGAAGTTTCTTAGCAACCTCAACACGAGCCTCAAGACGGGCAGTAGCAAAAATCATGTCACGCCAAGAACTCGTCTGGTCATAAACAGGAGTCGGAATCATGCTCGGCTCCAAACAGTAGCCTTACGACCAGAAGCAGACTTAGCAAACCCAACCTCTTTCACAAGGCCAAGACGCACAAGTTCTGCACGGCGAGAACGAATACCAGAAACAGAAGCATAAGGAGCCTTCCTGTTTGATGAACGCACAAAATAAGCCTGAACAAGTTCTTCATCAGTCATTTTTTTGCGAAGCAGAACCAGGATGGCTTGCTGAGTTTTAGTGATGTTATCGACAGAAGCCGCAGCTAGGTGTGAGGTTTCTCGATCTTTGAGTCGTGCAAATGGCACTTTGGTTTCCTTCCCTGAAACATCAACAATTTGTTGATAACCAAAATGCTACACAATAAACGCTACATTTAGCAAGTTTATTTTCAAACGTGTTTATAACAGTTCGATAGCGACGAAAGCACCAGAGTTAGGGAAAGAAGTGTCGCCTACATAAATTTCTTTAGCATGAAGTTCACACACCAAAGCATCATCCAACCAGACTCGAGCCTGAGTAAGCGAGTCAAACAAACCACGCACCAACTTATCCAAATCTGGTGGAACAGCAGGATACGGGTGCTTAGGGTTTTTAGGTCGATCAATAAAAAATGTTACAAAAACTTTTACAGGCTTATCAAACGGAGTGACATCCTGTTTGTTCAACATCTCCTGCTTGGCCGCCAACACAATCGCTGACCGCCAAGCAGGAAGATACTTTGAAGCCTCTACGAACCGATTATTGCCCTTATACGACTTCGACCCCTGTGGTGCAGGTCGACCATGAACGACAAACCTCAGTTCGTCCATTTAGAACGGTGAATCTACTGGAGCGAGGATAGTTTTGACAGCTGCAACAGGTTCACGAGGAACACCAACATTGATACGAGGGTTGTTGATGCTAATAGATACCTTTGCGTCACCCTCGTAAATGTCAGCCTTCACAGACAAAATACCTGAAACATCAACAACAGTTCCAGGAGTCCAAGCCTCAGAAGTCCAAACCTTGTAGTAAGTGTTGACAACAGTACCGTCCTGCTTAGTCCAAGACTCAATTAGGGTAAAGCCCTTCTCGCCTAACTTGTCACCAACAGTTGCACCCTTAACGTTTACGAACGCCATTTTGTTTCTCCTTTTTCTTTCAAGCCTAGATTTCATCTAGGACATTTTGTATGTGCATGACATTACAACAATCCTTATGACCACAAGTGCGTTCACCAGGAAGAAACAACTCGCCATGCAACAACGGGTTATCTTCAACATCATACTGCCCATGCCACGGAATACAATGTTCCGCACCAAATTTTATGCTCTTAGCAGGTCGAGCGCGACAAGACACACAAAGCAAATCATTGCGTTTGCGTTTCTCATCTTCCCAAGGAATCCCACAACGGAAACAAAGGTTACGTTCCTGCACACTTGTGAGTCTACCGTTTTTTCTGGAAAGGTTTGTTTTCAATCAATCCTGCGTCGATAGCTGCCTGATGGCAACATTCGTTACAGTACAACAATCCAAGGTCATGTTTGCAATTAGGCATCGGCATACCACGTTTGTTATCTTCATACGTCAACGCACGATTACGACGCTGATCTGCTTCAGAGTCACTAATCAACTTAGAAACTTTAGCCAGAACGTGTTTAGGTTCCACCCAACGAATGTCTTGGTCTTGTAAAGCAAGTACGGCCGCTGTTCTAGCCTGTTCAAAACTTAGGTGACCCAAAACAATGTGCCAAGCACCATAGGTTTGTTCGGTAATGTTACGACCGTCAGCTGCAGCGATAAAGTCTAAGACTTGTTTGGTTTCTATGGCTTGCATTTATGCCCAATCTGGGTTGGTAGTTATTTCTTTTGGTTGATTGAAACTGGCTAAAAACTTTTCGGCCGCTAATGCTTGCTGTGCTTGTTTAGCGTTTGCTTTGTTCCTTGATGGTAACGGGTCATCGTTCCAACATTGGTTATTCAACCAGGTAGCGGCGTGTTTTGTAAACGCAGGATCACGGTTGGTATCATCACGGTATCTGATAACCCCGTCAAGGATTGTTTCAAACGATGTTGTTTTCATTGCTTGACGAAACGCACGACGAGCAGATTGTTTATTTTCTCTCCTCGGGTAAACATCCCAAAAATCATCAAATAACAAATCAAAATCGTCATATGTTTTAACTGAGGGTTCAGTAATGGTTCTAGTAATGGTTAGTACGCCACCTGCTGTCACCCCTGACGTTGATTCTGTCACCCCTGATTGCAAATCTGTCACCCCTGAAGTCGATTCTGTCACCCCTGACAAATCACCAACAGTAACCCAATAAAGATTCGATTTATACTGTCCACGACTCGGAGCTTGTTGAACAGAAACACTCAATTCACCCAATTCGACAAGTTCTTGAATGTCGCGTTGAACACTACGTTCAGAAGCGTTTACCATTTTTGCCAGAGTGGGAATTGACGGCCATGCACCAATTTCACCTTGGTGATCTGCAATGGCTAGAAGGACGAGTCTTGCTCGACCAGAAGATTTGGAGTATTTCCAAACATTTGACATTATTTCAATGCTCATTTGTTGCCTTTCTCACGGCAACATTGCTAAACTAGCAAGTGCCGATAGGTAGTTATCGGTCGGGTAGTCAGGGTGTTTGGTTCTCTGGCTACCCTTTAATTTTATCAGAAGCCTGCACAATGATTCTTTCCACAGCCTGTGGCAAAGTAACCGAGTGCATAGAGCCTTCCTTTTGTTGCGAAGATGTCAAGCTGCTAGTGTAAACGTCACTCACAGTAGGTGTTGGTAAGTTTACATCGTTATTTGCAGGCTCATAATTGATGCCTTGCAACAAAATGCGTAAAGCCAACTCTGCCTGCTGAGGCACAACACCATTACCACAAGCCTTCAGTTCGTCCACACGGTTCAAACCAACATCAGTTATCCAACCATCAGGTAAACCCATCATCCACTCTGTAAAGCGACTAGAGAGCCTGTGAGAGCCATCTTTACCATCAGGCTTAGTTGGTTCAGGTGCAGGACGGCCTAAAACTTCTTCCCAACGACGAATCGCAGGCTCAAACTTGCCCCAATTAATACCGTCATCAATTTCATTAACAACAGACTCACGCAAATTACGATACCCACCAGGAGATTTCTCCTTCAAGGCCGCAATCTGTTCAGGAGTTTTAATCTCACGATGCTCCATAGTATTCGGCGTAGGCAACATCTCCATACGCACAGCAACACCCAACGAAACACCAGGCATCCCCTTATACTCGCCATCCTCCATCTTCTTACGACGCTCCAAATAATCCTCAACAGGCTCATCATAATTACGAATGTGACCCAAAGCAGGAGTAGGCAACAACTGACCAGCAATAGCATCAGAAACCTTCAACCCATTCTCAGCCGCCAACTGAGCCATCTGATCCCTAACCTGCAACATACGATTACGGTCACGAGCCTTATCCTCAGAAATAGCCCCACCCTGACCCTCAATCGCAGAAGGAGTCCTAAGCATCGACTCCTCGGGGATAGGCAACAATGAAGACTCTAAACCGACTGTGAGGCGCTCCAGCATCGGAAGCCCGAACACTCGTCCACCTTGCGTCATACCCGATGTCGGCCAAGTCACCGAGAACAGCTCCCAATGCTCGCAAAGGAGGTTCGCCATCCCCGCTCTCTCCCATACACCACGGGCAGAGTTCCAAATCGCTGTGGGCTGTTGCACTAAGTAATCCTCTAACATTTTCAATAACCACCAATCTAGGTCGAATAATCTCAATCGCTTTATGAAACTCAGACCACAAACCTGATCTTGTTCCATCTTTCAAACCAGCCCGCTTACCAGCAAGGCTCAAATCCTGACACGGAAAACCACCAGTCAAAATGTCAACAGGTTCAACCTGTGTCCAATCAACTTTTGACACATCATGGAAATTAGGAACGCCTGGAAAGTTCTTTTCCAAAATCGCTGACGGAGCTGCTTCCCATTCACAATGCCACGCAACCGTCGCACCAGTAACGTTCGATACTGCTAAATCAAGGCCACCATTCAGTAGCCTGAAAATAGGCTGCCAATACGCAGTTTCTTCTCAGACATAAGTTACCTCCTTCCCATTGAGGTCTTGCGACCAGTTTCTTTACGCCTTTTAGCGTCATAAGTCCTGTGACAAGATAAGCAGAGTCTAACGAAATCCCACACATTTGTGTAGTCACCAGTCAGATTTGCCCACTCGTAACGCTTGCCACCAGAATCATCGCACCAGTCACAACGCATAGGCTTCCCACGAGCAGAATCTACACGCAAATGTAAAGCCTGATAACCTGCCTGGTCGCCTTTCCAACTACTGTTAGCTGCACCCCATTGGTTGCGTTTTGCTGTTGATCTACGCTCTGGCAGATAACGAGTCAGAATTGTTTGCACTTTGTAGCCTTTTGGTGCGATTGCACGAATTTCGGCAACCGTCAGCCCTTCCTTGTACCAACCAGTAATCAAGTCAATGATTTCTTGAGGGTACTCTCGAGGCTTTGAGCCACTTCCTACGCCACCCATAACCACCCTTTCTTTTGAGGTTATAGATAAGCATAACTACTTAAAGTGTTTTATACAACTCTGCACGTTCAAAAAAATTATCCAAATAAAACCACTTACCCTCCAACGGGTAATAAATCGGTTCAAACTCTGGATTAGCAAACTTGCTTATCTTCCAACCAAAATCCCTTGCACGAGCCGCCCACTCAGCATCAGACTCCATCAACCCATTGATTTCTGAACACATCACAATAATGTTCGCAGGGTTATTCAACGCCTTAAACGACCCCATGCCACGGTTAGCCCGATGATGTGGAACAGCCGTATCAACAACGCCACAATGAACACACCCAATGTCGCGTCGCAGAAACTTACTGAACGTCTTCGGGTTCATGGCCGTCCTGTTCCAACTGCATGAACTGTAACTCAATCCAAAACGCTATACGCCACCAAAAATTAGTATGAACAGCAATAAGAGTACAAATGATTATGCCAATCCAGGCAAGCAACAACTCCATTACCTCAACACCTTCAACTCTGTTTCAATCTGACGAGCAATAGTCTGAGTAGACATCTGAGCCAACTCCAACTGTTTCATCTTCTGACGAATACGATTATGTTCAGCCTTAGCCAAATCCGCTTTCAAACGAGCCTCAGAAGCCTGCAAACGACTAACAGCCGTCCTATCCGCCACAGTACCCTGAGCGTTCATAAACGCCAACTGCAACGCCCTATCAGCCTCATTCTCAGCCTCAGCCAAACGACACTCAGACTCAAACAAAGCCTGAACACCCTTAGCTGCCTCCGTCTGAATCCTCTGCAATTCCAGAATCACTTGACTCGGAGTAAAACTCTCCACGCTCCAACCTTCCCAAACGTTCTAACATCAACTCGTGCATAAACGAAGCCGCATTGTCCTGCATAGACACAACAAGACCGTGATAACACTCACGCAACTCCACCAGACTAGCTAGCAGAATCCTATAATCCCTTGACTCCATTGGCAATTTTGGCTATCCCATCAATAATTGGTTGACTAATCTTGAGCCTAACAGCAGACGCATACAACTCACGCAAAGCAGGCAAATCTTCTGCCACAGCCAAAGCCTCCGCTTCAACAAGCCAAGGACGTGCAGGAGCCTTCGGAGTCACATCAGCTGCAACCTTAGCCATCTCCTCACGGCTACTACGCTTATTACCAGACATCGCCATGTTGGCCAAAGCACGTCCAATGCTGCTCGTTTCTGCGTTCTCCCAAGCAGAAGTTTTATTCGCACCACCAGAACCATCAACCTCAAACGCATGACCCGTCGCTTTAGGCAAGTTGCGTTCCTGGTCGGCATCCGTCAAAAAGATAGTCGTCTTCACACGCCAAGTAGAAACCTGACGATCCAAAGGTGTAGTCAAATCCTCCGTAATAATACGACCATCAGGATGAGCCTCATAAAAACGCTTAATACGTTCCTCAACGGTTTCATAATCCGCCAAATTAAACTGTGCCATTACTTTGTACCCTTTCTTTTATAAACCAAAAACGGTGACCCAGAACGTGACTGCTGTTTAGCAACCACCCGTTCACCCTCAACTTCACCATACTTAGCAGAACCCAAAGCGTCAAGCACACGCGACTGCAATTCACGATACTCCTCAGTCACATCCTGCAACCGTTCATACGCCAAACAATAATGCATACCCAAATCACCCAAATCCTCAACAACATCATCAAGGCCTTTGTTCAAATCACGCATCGTATTCAACGTCGACTCAGAACCATCCCACATAGGCTGCTCCAAACGGTCAACACAATCCAAAAACTCATACACTTGAGCCTCAATCACAGAAGCCTCAAACGGGTCATAATCCAACTCAAACTCCTGATACGTTGAACCAGCCAACGCAACAATCTTTGCCTTCTTTAAACCCAAAACGTGCATATACCAAATGACCTGCGCACGATAATGGCGAGGAACCTCAGACCAATAATCACGACTGAACTTAATTTCAACAACACCAACCGTGCCATCTAGCTCAACAAAAATACCGTCAGGATTAGCATGAAACCTCGGTTCACGTTTAGACGCATACGACCCAGCCTGCAACACCGTCAACTCAGGATGTTCCTCAGCAAAGATTTCTAAAATGTCATCCTCAAGTTTTGTACCCAAACGCATACTCATAGACGGAGTAACTTCAGACTCAATCTGCCCCGTGAACTTATAAAACGCTGTAACAGCAGACTCCCAAGGATTCACACCAATAATGGCTCCAACTTGTGAACCACCAACAGCCCCCTTACGAGCCTCATGCCACTCAGCAGAACCATTCTCAAAAACACCCAACTCAACCGCACCAGGCATCTCAAAATCAACAACATCAAACATTATTTACCCTTTCATCAAAAATAACATTTCCCGATAGCATTACCATACAACGTATGACCGACAAAAAACACCTTGAAAACTCAACGGAAGTCGAAAGACGTTACAAAATTTTGCTACAAGCCATCATAGACAATGGTGGAGTCGAATGTGAACAAGTACCAGAAATTTTCTTCCCAGAAGATCTGGACTACCGTGACCGAAAAGACGACGAAAAACTAGCAAAAGCCATCTGTGCAAGATGCCCCATAGCAGTCACCTGCCTACAATACGCCCTAACATCAAAAGAACCATGGGGAATTTATGCAGGGCTAACGTCCGAAGAACGCAAACAAATAAAAATTAGGGCTTAACGTCTTCTTCTAATTCAGGGTCATCGTCAGAACCAAAGTCATCCCAGCTAAACGATTCTTTTTCCGCAATTTCAAGAGCGTCTTTAATTTGCTCGTTATCTTCAGCCTGTTGAGCAACAACAGCACGGAAAGTCTTTTCAATGTCTTCCAAAGTCCAATGGGCTTTCCAAATCAAGATGACACCCAGCACGGTAACGATAGTGCCTAACACAGTTCCAACAGCAATCATGCCACCCCAGAACCAACCAACAGGAGTCGGTGCGCTAATACCTGCACCAGTCAAAAAGAACGCCATGAAAACGCCCAAGACACGAACAGCAATCGACTGAGTAATCTTCTTCATAGTTATCCTTTACAAATGCAAGTCGCGCAATGCTTTGCTGACACAGTTGGGGTAGCAGCGGAAGCAACCGCTGATGCAGGTTTCTGGGCTGCTATCGCTTTCACCAGGAACGAATGAGCATCGAACACTTTGCCCGTGATTCCGCCACCGCTTGTTAGTGACAAGGTGAAGTGCAAGTGAACACCCGAAGACGCTGATCCAGAAGTTCCAGCACCGCCCACGCTTTGACCCGACTTTACTTTGTCGCCCACTTTTAGAGGACTTTGCTTGTCCATGTGACAGTAGATGAAGAACCATTTGCCAACCTTGATTTCAATAATCCAACCCAAAACATCAGACCACTTGTTCATGGTTACGATGCCGTTGCCTACGGCTGGAAGCGGTGTGCCTTTTTTGAAGCCGTTGTAATCTACGCCACGATGAGGGCCAAGACCCATAGCCTTACGCTCAGGCGAGTGTGAACCGAACGGGTCAGCAACCTTCGGAAACGGTAAACGCCAGTCATACATTAGCCGAGCGCCTTAATAATCATGAACACGACACCGCTAGAGATAGCAGCTGAAAGAATACCAGTCACCCAAGCACTAGACCAGCGAGCCTTCTCCAAGTCACGGACACGCAACTCAAGGTCAGCATAATTCTTGACGGTTGCTTTGATTTCAGCAAGGTCTTGCACAATCTGAAACAGCATCTTGTCTGAAGTAGGTTCGCTCACGCTCGGATTCTTTCTTTGTAAGTCATCGTTGCGTAGGCGATGAAACTAGTTTACTACTTGGTTAGTGCGGTGATTTGGTCTTCAGTTAGACCCAACGCAACCAGGGCTGCGATAGCGCTTGCTTTGTCATCTGCGATCTTGTCGGCTTCTGCCTGTCGGATTGCTTCGGCTTCAGCGTATGCTGCGGCATCGGCTTCACGCTGTGCGATTTCCTCGGCGGTTAGTGGCACGATGGTTTCTTCGCCTGTCGAGCAGTCAACGATGATTTTGGTTGGGGTGTCTGACATTTTGTTCTCCTAGTTGTTAAGCAACGGTTGCGCCGCCGCTGCCCTTAGTGATTGTGTAAAGCGATGCGGTTGTGCCAGTTACAAGGTTGTAACCAGATGACAAAGTGATGCTAGTGATACCAGCAACAGAAGTGTTATACAAGGTGGCAATAATTTGCTGATAACCAGTTGTTGCGTTGTTTTCAAAAACGGTATCCACACTCCAATTCTTTGTGCCAGTCAACGCATAGTTAGGAATGTAGTATTGGGTGCTTGCAAAAGTGTTTGATGTCGAAGATGCCGAGTTCGAATATGTGTAATTGTCAGCCGTTGCTGTTTGACTACCCGAAAAGGTTGACGAACCGTTGCCATACAACTGTAATGAAACATAAGTGTTTGCGCTTGAACCGTTAATTCTCAACAAAAGGTTATCTTGGTTTGCACCACCAGCGTTGCGGTGACTCACGACAAGATAAAGGTCAGTTGCAGTTTGTGGAATCGATGAAAAAGTAATCGATGCGGTTGCTGTTGCAAGAGTAGTGGTGCTAATCAAAGTCATTGTCATAATTAGGCTGCAATTCCGTAGAGGGCAAAGGTTGAACCAGCAGCGAATGAGGCAATGATTGAAATGTTTGTTATTGCTGCGGTAGAAGCCCAGCGACCGGACATAGTTTCAGTTCCCACATTAGCATTAGTGCCTTCTACAAGCATTGCTTTGTGTTTATCAGTAGCCGAATAATCCATAATGTTTACAAGATACTGAACTTTATTTGCAGATTGCAACATGGAACTGACCGTGCATTGCATGATTGTCGTGCTTTGAGTTCCATTAGAAGCCGTTGCACCACCATTTCCACGCATAAACATCTGCGAGTAATTTGCGCCCGTATCTCCGTTAATTCTAATATTAAAATCTTGAAATGTCGTAGCATTTCCATAAAATACAAGCACCAAATCTCTGTAAGCCTGACTAATAGAGCTAAAAGTGACAGATGCCGCTGTGCCACTAAGGGTCAAGTTTGCCAGCGGTGTGTAAGTAGGTGTTGGCATTAGTTATCCTGCAATTCCGTAAAGTGAGAAGCGGCTGCCTGTAGCAAAACCCCAACCGTTTACATCAAATAAAGTGATGCTACTCACCGCTGTAGTTGAACGCCATGAACCTGAAGATAACTGCACCTGACCTGAACCCCAACCAGATAAACCTCTGACTGTTTTATATTTAGATGTCTGAGAATAATCAAGAATATCAACCACGCCAGCACCGAAAACGCCAGAAGCTTGAGATGCAGACGGCAAGGAAGCATCAAAAGCCATTTGAGCCTGTGTTGCAAAACCTGAAGAAGTGACTGATGAGCCAGTTCCTCGTAAAGTATGCCAAGAGTAGTTAGTTGCAGTATCACCGTTAAGTCGCATATCAAACTCAAAACTTCCTGTTCCAGCAGCAACAGCAATACGACCAGTCATCCTGATTTGCAAGTGACGGTAGGTGCTAGGTATAGATGAAAGAGTGACGCTTGTTGAGGTTGACCCTAAGACGGTTGTGCTAATCAACTCATACGAACCAGCGGCAGCACCACCCGAAGCACTAGCGGCCCAAAAGCCGATACCCAGCATTAGACAGTAATCTTTCCAATAACACGATAAGAATTAGCCGCGACCTTCTCAATAGTCGCACCAGAATACTGTGTATCAATCTTAAAAGTCACCGCAGTACCAGCCGTGCCAGCACCAGCCCAAGTAGTCACACCAGTACCAGCCGCAATAGAAACCGTACCCGACGAATCACGAATCACATCAATACGTTGCCAAGTAGACAACACATCAGGAATAGTAATCGTATAAGCCGCAGTACCATTCGCAACAATCGTCTGCTCCGCATTAGCCGAAGTAGCCGTATAAGCTGCCGAAACAGACGTACCAGAAGCCGCAGTAGGGGTATAAATTACATCAGCCCACGCCGACCCCGTGTAATACTGCAAAGCATTAGTATCAGTCAGATACGAAACCATACCCTCAGACACCGCCGTACCAAGCGCAGACGAACGAGCAGCCGTGCCAGCATAAACCTGCACAACTTGATCCTGCAAATAAGACTGAATGTTAGCCGCTGTCGCAACTTCACCAGCAGTCCAAGTCTTACGGCCTAAACCAGCCATGATGCTCCTTAACTAAGAGTGTTGTAATCAAGTCTACCAAACACCGCATCATCTAGCACAAGGAACGTACTATCGAGTGTCTGGAAACTAAAAGTCATAACGTGCTTGTTCAAATCGGTTTGATGCCCAATACCAATAACCTCAGCATACTTTTCAATAGCAGGGCTAATACCACCAGGCGTGAACTTGATTTGACAAACAGATCCCATTTCCAAACCCAACACTTGAGCCTGTTCTGCTTCAGTCAAAGTAGACAAATTGACTTCAATGACATCAAAACGAAACTCTGGTTGAGAATACTTAGAAACAAGCGTATAAGCACGACTCTCAATGTCAGCCAAATCATTCAGCAACAAATCAGTCTGAGTCAAAGTAGCAATACCATACTCATCTTGAGAAGCAAGGTCGTCAGCAATAGCCGTAGACGCAGAAGTAACCGATGAAACAACAGCCTGGTTGTACAACAACTCAGAACCATAAGTGACCGCTACACCCGAATAGTCAATACCCGAAGCATCATCAGAGAACACAACCAAACTATCCGAACGAGCTGCAACACCATCACGGTCACGGAAAACAAGTTTGCCATCCTTACCAATAAACAGGCGACCAAACTCAGACTGTTCAATAAGTTGCAAATACGACAAAACACTCGTATCAGCAGCTACAACATCAGCACCCAAATAAGACTGACCAGAGTCAATGTCACGGCTCTCTAACGGCCACACAACATCCGCTGAAGATAAAATAGTATTTATACGAGTACCAGATAATTCAACGCTTTGTGTACCACCAGTCATAGTCTGATTAGCCAACAACATAAAACCATCAGAACCAGTAAGCGATGCAGAAGCATCACCCTCTAACGACCAGTCCAAGTTCCAGTCATCAATACGCCCATTGAATTGGACAACACCATTAACACTTATCTGAACTTCACGGTGAGGAATAACCTGACCATAAAACGGTGAAGCAGAATACGTTGGGTCAAACGCACGGTCAAAGTTGCTGAACGTTACAGAAACACCACCAGCGTTATAACGGTCAAGTTCACGGCTCTTACCACGATTAATGGAATACCCACGAACACGATCCGTAACATCAATAAGGATGGTTCCAGCCAACACCCATTCAGGATCATCCAAAACACCCTTTACAGGGTCATCCAATGTTAGGAAAGGGCCAGCACCAGTAGAAGTAAGGTCAAAACCAATCTCAACTTTTTCAGTCAACATTATGCAAACGCCACCGCTCCCGAAGTCTTTTCATACTTCTTGATAAGGTCAACAATCTGACCACCCAATACTGCACCGTTAGTTCCCAAACCAGCGTTCACAGTTAGATTAACAGTAGTACCACCATCAACAAGTGAAGTGCCACCCCTAAAGCCCAAAGCACCAGCACCACCAGGACGCACCAAAACATAATCGTCAGTATTACCAACTTCAGGAGTAGGCACAACAGGAGCCACAACAGGAGGAGGAACAACAACCGCCGTAGCACCAGCCTTAGCCGCAGAAGCAGCCTCCAAAGCAATACGCAACGCTTCCTTAGCCTTAGTCATCGCATCATCCAAAATAGCCTGCAACGCAACCTTCACAGCATCAATAGCTGCCAACATTGCAGTCTTAGTAGCATCCGCCGTGAACTGTGCAAACGTATCCGAGAAAGTCTTAGCCAAAGCAGTACCAGCATCCTTAAACTGCTGATCCGCTGAAGCAATACCCGCCAAAATACCATTCGACAAGTCCAAACCATCGCCATAAAGTTTCTGAGCAGTTTCCTCAGCCAAACCAGCCGAAACATCACCCAACTCTTTATAAAGACTGTTCATCTCAGAAATAGTCGAAGGGCCACCATCAACCAAAGCCTGAGCAGTAGCACCACCCGCTTCAGCACCAGCCTGCAAAATCTGACCAAACAACTCAGAGTTCAAACCAGCATCACGCAAAACACGCAAGTTGCTAACAAACTTCTTCGTACCATCCACAATCTTGCGGAAATTCTCCACAATCGCAGAACCCTGCTGTGCAGCTTGCAAAGTACGAGAAGTCGTAATGGTAATACCATTAACCAACTTTGTAACAGTTTCAGTAACAGTAGAAGACTGTGAAGACAACAAGTTAGTGACATTCAAAGACCCAACGAGGGCAGACTTCACATCAGCAAACAAAGCCTCAACAAGCGACTTCTTCTTAGCCAACTCGTCACGGTTCTTCGCAATCGAACGAAGAACAACCATCTCCTGTTCGGCATACTTCTTCAAAGCATCATACGAAGCCTTAGTGATAGCACCCGAATCCAAACCATCAGCCAACTGATCATTGATGCTCTTAAACGCATCCACAACCTCAGACTCAAAAGCACCAAGGTCTTCCTTAGCCTGACCAAGTTGACGAACAGAAACCAACACATTGTTCATCGACTTGTTAAACGAGTCAGCCAACTCTTGTTGCTTCTTAATAGCATCCGCTAAAGCATCGCTGTACTCTTTCTGAGCAGAAGTAACAGCATCCGTGTAAGTTTTGTTAGCATCAGCAACCGCATCGTCATACTCTTTGTTGATACGAAGAAGTTCATCAGCAATCTTCTTAGTTTCAGACAAACCATCAGCAGTAGTGTTAAACAATGCTTGGAAAGAAGACGCTGCAGCTTTACCGCCAGCAACAATCGCAGTAAAGACCTTATTCCAGTCCTCACCCGAACCAATGATGGCTTCAACAGCACCACCAGAAAGCCCCATACCGCCCAAGATGCCACGAGCAGACTGCTTCTTTGCTTCTTCCTCAAGACTCTTAGTCAACTCGCCTAGAGGCGTTTTAGCCAGTTCCTCAAGTTCCTTCAAACCAGCCTTAGTGGTATTGAAAAGAGCCTGAACCTTCTTAACAGCGGCAGAACCACCAGAAATGATTGACTGGTAAACCTTCTGCCAGCCCTCACCAGAACCAACAATCGACTCAATAAGACCTTGAGAAACACCAGCGTTCTGCAAACGAATACTCGCCATGCGCTTGCGGTTCTCATCAATGAGTTTGTCGTAGAACTCCTTGACATAGTCGGTTGCCTTCTTAGCGGCAGAACCAGGGTCAGTTCCAGGAACATTCGAACCGCCACCAATAGCACCCAAACGTTCCAAACGCTGACGAATTAGACGAGAGGTTTCATCCGTAGCATCGCCAGTAGTGCCAGAAGAAACCTGTGAAATACGTTCAAACGCAGTAACCAACCAACCAAGCAAAGGTCGCAAAATGTTCGACTGCTGAATAAAATCACCAATGAACTGTAGAAGACTGCCACCCCAGTCACCCAAGTTCAACGCTTCAGCAAACTGAACAAACAAGTCCGAAATAGCAATCAAACCTGAAGCAAGATGAGTAAGCAGATCAGCCGCAAGTTCCAAAACAACAGTAATAACGGCTGTCAACAAATTAATGACCGGAGCCAACGCAGTCAACAAACGACCAGCAAAATCGAGCAAAATACCAATAATTTGAGCCAAAGGCTTCATAATCGGTTCAAGCGTCTTCATAACGTCGCCAAGACCTTCAACAAACGTTGTAGCGTCAGGGCCAACACCATTTACAAGCGGAATAAGTGCATCAGTAAACGAAGTAATAACTGGAACAAGAGCCTGACCAACAGTAGCTTGCAAGTTCTCAAACGAAGCATTCAAACGAGTCTGAACACCAAACAAAGTGTCCGACTGAGCCGCATAAGCACCCTGAGCATCAGCAGAACGCTTATACAACTGTTCCAAACGAACCTGTTGCTGTGCGTTCAACAACGCCTGACCAGTAAGGTCACCCATACCCTTAGCGGCCAACAAAGCATTAACTTCATTCTGCTTTAGAGCAACACCAAACTTTTCAATCGGGTCATACTCACCACGGAACAAAGCCGTCATAGCAGTCAACGCTTCAGACGTGTCATACCCATAAGTGGTAGCCAAGTCCTGAGCAAGCATCGTCAACTTCTCAGTCTGAGTAGCGGTATCCTCCATAGAGAATCCAGCCTGCTTCAGAACAGAACCCAAGAACGTGGCAGTCTTAGCCGCCTGGTTCTGTGACATACCCATAGTGTCAGCGTTCTTAGTAAACGTAGTCATACGCTCACTCAAGTCACCAAATACAGTATCTAGGGCATAAAGGTTACGGTTTAGGTCACGAGCTGCATTGACAGACTCAGACAAGAAATTGACAGACGCACCAAGGGCTTTGACACCAACAGCCGCCGCAGCAGCAGCCAAACCAGCCTTCTTTAACGAAGCACCAAGAACACCAAGAGCAGAAGAAGCCGCATTAACACCAGCAGCATTAAAAGTCGTCAGAATCGGGAGAACAATAGCCATAATTAATACTTCCTACGCAACTCAGCGTTAATACTCGTAGACACCGACGTAATCAACTTATTCATCTGAACATTCACCTCAGGCAAAGACTTCTCCGCCGCAGGCCAAACAACACGAGAAGGCTTATTAGCACGCATAAGTTTCTTAGACTTCTGAATGCCCTTAATCATTCCCTTACCCTGACCATTAATACGGTGACGACGAGTGCCAGTAGGCGACTTCGAATACTCATACTCACGAGTCAACTTACCATCACCACGACCACCAGTCTTAGCCACATCCAACATAGCCAAAGCAGGCGACCAAGCCCAAACAGAAACAATCGACTTACCACGTTTACGCAAACGAGTATCAATCTTCAACGAAGTCTTATTAGCTGCAACACCAGTTCCCCAAGTCATACGACCAGGCACAACCTTAGGAACCATACCCCGAACATCAATCGTGCGAGGAATAGCCTTCTTCACAGCATTCTCAACAGGCTTACCAATTTCCTTAGCATTAGCCCGAAACTTAGCAACCAACTTAGGATCAACCTTACGAAGTTCACGCACAAGAAAACGCCAATCAGTAACCTCAATCTCCATACGAGAATTACCCGTATTGTTCTTGACAACGATTGTGTTAGCCATCAGCCCATCCTTACTTCTACTATTCTACCCGTCAAAAGCAAAACCCCCTCCGGAGAGGGGGCTTCACT